CAATGCGAGGTCCAGAGTAGCCGCGTCACCGTCGAACGCTTCGAGCCAGCGGGCTTGCGTGCCGTTGACGAGCACGATCCGGTCGCCTTGGATCGAAACTCCGGAATGGTCCTGCGTTGCAAACGCTTTCGACCAATCTGCAACTGGCTTCACGTTTGGCGGAAGCTCGTCATCGGCCCCCTTGGGGGCTTTGGGGGTACTTACTTCTGCTTCTGTATCTGCTTCTGACTCTGGTGCCGTTTCTGTAACGTTACATTCCTGTTTCTTCTTGGCGCGGTGGCGAGAAACCCTTGATTTACTTGAGTCTGAGACGTATTGGCGCTTCTCCCATGCGACCGGCTTGTTGTCCGCGTCGATGAGGTTTTTGGCCATCAAACGGGCCTTTGTGGCAATCCATTCGTCGTTGCTGATGCGAAGCTGAAACGTTACACTCTCATCCTGTAACGTTACATCGCCGTTACAGCAACGCAGGCACAGCAGCATGATGTAACGGCGCTGATCGACCTCGCAGAGCATCTGCACTTTCGGGTCGGTCGCAAATTCGTGGTACATGCGGAACCATGGGTTTGCGGTCATGTGGAATCCCCGCCGCAAGCCTTGAAACCGTCAGATTTTGTGGGCATATTCGACCTCACTAGATTGGATCGGAAGCGTGGTGGTTGCTCAGCCCTGCAATTCCGTCTTGGTAGGTGTAGCGTCTCGCGTGTTGCCAACGGCCCGACCTGGAGACCACGCCTCCTCGTCGGGCCGTCGCCATTTTCAGACGGCTTCCTCAAGCGTCCGCAGATCAGCCACCACAGAGCCTTGGATGGCCATTTGACGTTGCGGCTGGCGCGGGTTGGCGATTTGCTTTTGACCCATCCCAGGCACTTGGTAAGCCCTTCGCGCGTGGTTCTCGCAGTAGGGCAAGCCCTCGACCTTGTTGCAGCCGCAGTACATCGGGGCTTCGTTGTTGACGTACTCGGCGCAGACCCACCGGCAATGATGCTGTTCAAGCAGCAAGAACGACACGCGCGGGATGTCGGTGACGTGCGGCGGCGGCAGTGGCTCGGCAGAGAGGGGAACAAGGCTCACACGCTTCGTGGACGGGATGCGCGGGCGTTCGACATACGAGCGCTTACGCTTAGGCGTTGGCTTGCGCTGATAGGTGGCGCGCTCTGCAAGGCCGAGCCGGTAAGCCTTGCCGATGACAGCGTTGCGGCTCGGAGCTCCGATGCGCTTGGCGATCAACTCGCCGGATTCACCAGCGGCCCACCGCGTGCGAAGCTCGGCGGTGTTGGTTTCGTTCCATCCAGTCCATCGAAACATGCTCAGCCCTTTCTGCTCTGGCAATCTTGCAGGACGCATGAAAGGCGGCCCGTGCTGAGGGAGGGAGAGAGCTTGCCCGCGCACGCAGTCATGCGCCCGGCGAGACAGCCGGGACGGTGTACGCAACGCGACGGTTACAGGGACGCGACTAGGCAGCGAGCGCTACAGCTTTAGACTTTGGGCGCTTGCGCAGTGCGGGCTTTCGATACAGATCAGGCCGCAAGGTTTCACGTGGAACGCCCGTGACTTTCTCAACTTCCAACAGCCGATGATCCGGGACGCGCTTCCATTTGATAACGCTGTTCGGTGACAGCCCGAGGCGGCGGGAAAGCTCGCGCAATCCCAAGTGGTCAATCAGCCGTTGCAGGGGCAAGTCGCGTTCGCGCATGTGTTGGCGTCCTCCGTTGGGCTAAGTTGTACGCCAAAGGCTAGGGCTAGACAAGAGGAGAAAAAAGATTTGCGAGTTATCAACAGGTTGACGAGTTTTATCGGCATGACGTGAATTTTGCTCTTGCGATTGTACGCCAAACGGGTATGTTCAATCCATCACCGGGGAACACCGCAGGCCAACGACAACAACCCTTCCCCAGACACACGCAGGCTTGCGGTTGCGCGTGGTTCCCCGGTGTCAAGTCTGCAACGCAAAGAGGCTGAGCAAGCATGGCTGACAATCCCAAAGGCCGTCCCGTTTTAGTAACGACGGAATATCGCGGCGTTTTCTTCGGCTACGCCGAGGACACCAGCGGCGACACCATCATTCTCAACAACTGCCGCAACTGCATCTACTGGCCGAACACTCAAGGTGGCTTCGGCGGCCTCGCGAGTGAGGGGCCTGCAAAAGGTTCCCGCATCGGTGCACGAGTGACCAAGGTTGAACTCCGCAAGATCACCGCCGTCGCGGAAGTGACGCCTTCTTCCGTCGAGAAGTGGGAGGCGGCCAGTGTCTATCGCGGGTAACGGCGACGGCTACGGCTACGGCTCCGGCTCCGGCTACGGCGACGGCTACGGCTACGGCTCCGGCTACGGCTACGGCTCCGGCTCCGGCTACGGCGACGGCTACGGCTACGGCTCCGGCTACGGCGACGGCGACGGCGACGGCTCCGGCTACGGCTACGGCTACGGCTACGGCGTTACCATTCTCGAACATTGAAGAAATCAATCGGGGCTGCGTATCGCCCCGGTGTCAAACTCTTTCATGGGGCTGAGCAATGACCACCTCAATCAAGCTGGACCACGATTTCGAAGTGACTCTCCAGGGTCACGTCCTGTGCCTCTACAATTTCTCAGGCCGCGCCGACATCGATCTGGATGGCCGCGTCGTCGGCATCCATCAGACAGTGACGGGACCATCAGGCCGCAACGATCTGGCCGAGGTCGATCCGCAGATTTCTCCCGACCTTTACGAAGCTCTGCGCGTGGTCATCGAGAAGGACTGCTCTGACCGCATCGCCGACGCCATCGAGGATTGGCACCGGGATCGTCCGAACCGCATCGCTGATCGCCGCCGTGCTGAAGGCGTCTACATGGCGGGGATGTGAGCCATGGTCTCATTCGACGCTTGGCTCGACAAGCTCACAGAGCATCTTCGCGCGAAGTCAAAGGTCTCGAAGTACAGCGCCGTCGTCAACGACTGCGAGGACCATCGCGGCGCGGACTTCTGTACGGCCTGCAACGAAGAGGTCGACGAGGACGGCAACACCGAGAGTAAGCCCCGATACTGCTCCCGGTACTGTGGCTGCTTCGGCGTCGGCTGCCCGATGGGGTTTGAACGGTTCGACTGACTTTTAGTTTTCCCGACTGTCGGACAGTGGGCGCTGTCGTGGGTAATCGGCAGTCGGGATCAAACGGAGAGAGCCGAGCGCAAGACTCGCGTGCGGCGGGGTCGGCTCTCTCCGGCATCAATTCAGAGAGGCGTCAATGAGAGTCGATGCGTTGGCTGTTGGTTTCGTCATCGGCTTCATCGCCATGTGCGCATTTACGATTTGGAGTGCAGGACAATGACAGGGCTGAGCAATGGATCAACTGGTATGGACGCGGGGAATCAAGGGATTCCTGCTGAACGCAGCGGCGACAACGCTAATGGTCGGAGTGCCGATGCTGCTGGTGTGGCTGGCGTGGTGGGCGGCGGACAGGATAGCCGGATAGTGCGTCTTCCACGCGCTCAACTTCCAGCGCAACCGGCCTCAGAAGCCGTGGCGCTGTTGGGCCTGATCGAGCGCGCCGCTGCTGATCCTGCTGTTGATCTCGACCGCATGGAACGCATGTACGCCATGTATGAGCGGGCCACGGCACGGACGGCAAAGTCGGCTTATCTCGATGCTCTGATGAGCGCTAAGGGCAAGCTGCCGAGGATCATCAAGACGGGCTCGGCGGCGTATGAGGACAAGAAAACCGGCGAAGCCAAGAAGGCATTTTCCTACGCCAAGTGGGAGGAAGTGTGCCCGCAGATCGAGCCGGTTCTGGCTGATCATGGACTGGTGCTCACGTTCTCGACTGAGCACGCAGGCGCGGCAGTGGCCGTGACTGGCATTCTTTCGCACCGCGACGGGCACAGCGAACGCGCTCAGATAGCGATCTCCTGCGATGCCAGCGGCGGCAAGAATAATGCACAAGGCTGGGGCTCCGCTGTGAGCTACGGCAAGCGCTACACGTCATTCGCGCTGCTCAATCTCGTTGGGCATGACGACAAGGATACGGATGGCGCAACGCCTCCTGCTGATCCGTCCGCCAAGCGTGCGGAACTGGCGGCGCTGATTGCCGAAGTGAAAGCCGACACAGCCAAGATCTGCGAGCATTTCAGCGTCGAAACGATCGACGACTTGAATGCGGACCAGATCGGCAAGGTGATTACCGGGCTCAAGGCCCGCCAGCGCAACGGGAGCGGCAAATGATCGAGCAAGGGTCTGACGAGTGGAAACAATTGCGCTGCGGCAAGGTCACGGCCTCCCGCATTGCGGACATGCTGGCGAAGACAAAAACCGGCTGGGGCGCATCGCGTGCGAACTACAAGGCCCAACTCGTGGCCGAGCGCCTTACGGGCGTGGTCGCGGAAGGCTTCACGAATGCAGCCATGGAGTGGGGCAAGGAGAAGGAAGCCCAGGCCCGCGCGGCGTATGGCTTCTACACGAACGAGACTGTTGAGCTTATCGACTTCGTTACGCATCCCGTCATGCTCATGAGTGGGGCAAGCCCTGATGCACTTGTCGGAATGGACGGCCTTGTCGAGATTAAGTGCCCCAACACGGCCACGCACATTGAAACGCTGCTCGGCGGCTCCGTCCCTGGCAAATACCAATTTCAGATGCAATGGCAGATGGCTTGCACTGGACGGTGGTGGTGCGACTTCGTGAGCTACGACCCGCGCATGCCGGAAGACATGCGGCTGTTCGTGCGCCGCCTCGAACGCGACGAGGAAGCCATCGCAATGATCGAGCGGGAGACACGCGCGTTCCTTGCGGAGATCGACGCGACGGTTGCGCAACTGACGAGCATGTATCGGCAGGCCGCGTGATGGCGATCTGGAACAAGGGCCAACTCAAGCAAGTGCTCGAAGGGTCGGAGACGACCGGGCCTCGCTCGGTTGGTCCCTATGACCTCCTGATTGCCGCAGCCTCAAGAGTGCATCAGGCCAACAACCGCCTAGTGCATCTCCAGGCCGAATATCACCGGGCCGAGATGGAGCACAACGAGGCTAGGTCTGCCCTTGCGAGAATGATGCTGGATTACGGGATCAAATGCACGGTGGACGGCAGGGACCCGACGCCGATCAGCAGTGAGGATGAGTGATGAATTACCAAGTCGCACTTGATGCAATCGAGGAACGTCGCGCCGCTCTGGACCGCGAGCGCCAGCACATCATCGACACGGTTATTGCGCGCTCAAAATGCGCGGGCTGTCACTGGATGAGCAATCCCAAGTTCGCGACGATCCCGACATGCAGGGATATCGACAACGTGAACTACTCGCGGCGGATTCCGAACGTGACATCGTGCAAGGCGCATCATGGATTGGCGCAGCGACGGGCGAAGGTGGGAGTATGAGCAAGCCTCGCTCACTTGAGCAGCATCGCCGGTTCTTCGGCGTCATGGCAGCCGTGCATCAGCACTGGCCAGAAGCTCATCGCTTCCAACCTGACAACGCAGAACACTTGCGGGCTTGGCTTCTTGTCCGCGCCGGCCATCACACCGTCAAGACGTTCTTTCTCAACGACGACGCCAGCGAGCTTGCCAAGGTGCTTCCGGTGATCACCGCGACGATGCTCGGCAAATACTCATGGTGCAGGCCGCGCGGCAACGAGCTTCACGTCTGTGTTCCTGAATCCATCGCGTTCGACAAGATGGAGCATCAGGCATTTTGCAAGCTCAACGACGCGGTTGATGAGGTCATACGAGCAGAGACGGGCCTAGACCCTGACCAACTTCTGAAACAGACGGAGGCGGCAGCGTGACCATTACCAAACCAATTGATCTGATTGTTGCTGACACCATGCACGACTACGCGCGGCGCATGCAGAACGCTCGGGCAATCCTGTCCGCAATGCAGGAAGCATCGCATGGTCGCAGCGGTGGCGGCAGTGTTGCGTCCGAGGCTAAGCGCATCGGGATCGACGTGAACGTGGAGATTGCGCGCACGCTGCTTTGCCAGATTTCGCACAACGCAAAGATCGCCGATGTTCTGAAGGCTCTTTCGGCTTGCGGCGCGCCTGCCACACTTGAACTACTCGGGGAAGGCTTGAAGGCCGTCGAGGAAGCGCAATGAGACGCGAGTTCTCCAGCAAGGTTCGTGTTGAGGCTTTCGCGCGAGCGGGCGGCAGGTGCGAGGTGTGCCGTCTGGTAATAAGACCGGGCCATGGTCCCCACTACGATCATGCAACGCCTGATGCCGTAGGCGGCGAACCGACGCTGGAGAACTGCCAAGTGCTCTGCAAGTTCTGCCACGGCAAGAAAACGGCAGAGACAGACGTTCCAGAGATCGCGAAAACCAAGCGCATTCGTAACCGGCACATCAACGCAGAGCCGAAGCGGCGCGGGTTTCGAGGATCACGAAAATTCGACGGGAGCATCAAGTGGAGAGCGTGAATGCACATACGCGACAGCCCGAAGTATCGCCTGCTTTGCCCAGCAGGGTAGCAACAGTCGCACGGAGCATGGTCACGGCGGATTTGCTCGCCAAGACGGCAATTCAATTTGCGATCGGCGGTGCGATTTTAGCGTCGTCGTGGATCGTGCCGGCATGGGCCGCGTACTACGCGCATCTCGCCGGCGTGATGGGGTTGATGTTCGCAGTCTATCAGTTGATTGGCCACGCCTATGGGAAGTTCACGGCGCACGTTCTGTCCTGGCTCAAGCATCGGCGCGAGCGCTGGCGGACGCGGGACGAACGGAACCGCACGCGCATGGCTCAGTTGGCCTACTGCCGGCGCTGCTGCTGCGGAAGTTGCGAGATGGAGCGATGGTCAAAGGACTGGTGAGGGTGAGCGCGCTTCTATTGGCCTACATAGCGCTGCTGGTGGTGGCCGAGATGATTTTGATTGGAGGGGGAAGATGAGCGATGCGCAAGCGAAAGTGAGCAGCGACAAAACAGAACCAAGAAATCAGCGCGACCTATCGTGGGTTCCATACCCGCGTCCTGTTGGGCCAACGAGTCTTCCAGAATGGATAAAGGATATTCATGTTGACTGGCATGATGGGTTCTCGAACGGCCCATCATATTGGCTGAGGGTGACACACGACATCGGCAATTGGCCCGGAACAGTTTGGCGCAAGGAAGGTGACTACTACCGCGCCTATAATCCTGACGGATACATTGAGCAGCACTGCCACAATGGTCGCGTGACACCGACCTTGATCAAGGCGTGGCGAAACCCTGACGGCACCTTGTGCCAGTATCGCGGCGATGAGGGCGGCGCATGGGTTGAGGAAATGTTCAACGCCACAACACAGCAGGAAGGCTACGCCAAGCGGCACTTCTGGCTAAAAATGGAAGACGGCAGCGATCTTGTTTTGCGCGGACCATGGTCAACTGGTTGCCCGGAAGGATATTCGCCAGCATCCATTGTGCTCCCCAAATACATACACGGCGCGCCGTGGTTCAAAAGATGCACGCCTCTGTTCGGGCTTGCCTTCAAGCATGAGCTGCTTGCCGCCATCTTTGCTCGCTTTCAAGCGCATCTTCCTCTTGCTCTCGTGACACAGCACAAATGGACGAGTTTGGAGCCGTACCGAGAGGAATGGGGAAGGCCGAAAGGAGCAAGGATATCTGAGAAGGTAACAGCATGACCATCTCCCTCCCCATGACCACGGCAGAGGTAGCGATCTGGTATCTGACGAAAGACGGCGATGTTTCGTGCCTCGCATTGTACGAGCGCCATTATTCACGGTACGCCTATGCAGACGGACGACGGCAATCCCAATTCGTTGGCCCCGGTGAAAGCATCGTGCTCCGAACCGGAGACGCAGACGCCATGTTCGTCTGGCGCAAATTCATCGACGACAGTGGCCAGCAAGGCGTCAACTGTGCCGTCTTTCGCAATGAATCCGAACACAGGTCGTCTCAGCTTATCCGACAGGCTGACGCAATCGCTGATCACGTCTGGCCTCGTGAAAGGCATTACACATACGTCAATCCGAAAGCAGTTAGGAGCACCAATCCGGGCTTCTGCTTTATGGCCGCTGGATGGCGGCGAGACGGAGTGACGAAAGGTGGCCTTCTGATCTTGGAGCGCCCGTCATGATCGACCAGCCCCTCACCACGGCAGAGGTAGCGGCTCACCTGCTGCCATGCCCATTCTGCGGCGGCGCAGCCTCTATCGTCGAGAACCGCCCCGAGATCGACAAGACGCGGCGCATTTTGGAAAAGCGCGCGGGCGTTCGCAAGGGCCGGGGCTTTCGAGGCGGCAGAAAATTCGACGGGAGCATCAAATGGTATCGGTAACGGAGTCCTCACATGCACATACGGGACAGCCCATGAGGCTACCGCGTTTGCCCAGCGGCTTGGATTTGGCGGGCGCGATCATCGGCAAGGCGATCTCATATCTGCCTGTGATCCTGCTAGCTGCGGCGTGTGGAATTGCACTTATTGGGGGTGGACGATGAGAACATTACAGACAGTTGGCGAAATGATCGCAGAGCATCATTTCCGCGATGCGATGAACAACGCGGCAGAGGCGGCGCGTAGCTACAATCAGACGTTTGTCGGCCGCGCCATTCGCAGTCTCATTTCATCGCTGGAGAATGCATGCATGTTGGAAGCGCAGGAGCATGTCAGCCTGTCGAAGCAGGCGACAGCTTGGGAGCGCGTCGACGAATGCGAGCGCACGCTGCGATCTGTCATTGACCGCGCCATTCGAGAGGCAGGGGGTGGACGATGAGCGACGAGAAAGACGGCGGGCCTGCGTTTTCAGTTGGCCGCTATTCGATGCATCCAGACACGTCAGAGACGAGGGTCGTTGAATATGGCCTCTCCGTCCGCGACTGGTTCGCAGGTATGGCGCTGCAAGGGCTGCTCTCAGGGTCTAAGGTTTGGGAATTATATATTTGACTCCCCGATAATTCCGGGGTAGATATCTACTTATGGAGCGGATAAGACGAACGCTCACAAGGAGATAGCGATGAGCAATCAAGCCACGGGCAATTCCGCCCATCAGCCCCGGGAGGGTTTCATGGCTCCGACGTTCCGCATCTTCGTTCGCACCGCTGAAGGCGCCGAGTTTCAGGCTTTCACGTGGTGCCGGGACGAGGCATCTGGCATCGCTCGCGCTTGGCGCGAAGGCCGCGAATTTGGTCACAACGTGACCGCCGT